ATTAGGTCAGCAGTCTTGTACCTATCTGCTCCAGCATATCTAGTGATAGTTACATCCGATGGAATAGATTTCTTCTCGACCACAGGCTGAGCATTTCCACCGTTATAGTAGTATTCTGCTCTGCGATAGAGTTCGTCTAGTCGGTCATACCACACTCCTGGGCAAGCTGTAGGCTTGATATCTTTATGCCCTCTAAGTGGCAATTTACGACCGTAGAATCGCCATATGTCAGCGATAAGCTCTGCCACTGTCTCAAAGTCAGCTGGTCTACACTCAGGGCGACACTCAATGCCGATTGACCTTGCGTTTTCTTCCATCACGCCAGTGTGCCAAGCAACATTAGGATAACTAACTATACAAGCCACTCTGCCAGCCTCAGCTACTAGATGAGCCGATGAGCCAGCCTTTGGGTTACAGAGCCAATTAACAACGCCCATGAATGACTGCCCCATTGCTCCCCAATGGTGTATGCAGATGTACTCAGGATGATTCTGATTCGTTTCTCCGACATAATATTTGCCATAGTTAGGACTGTCGTATGATTCTATAAATTGATATGCCATAGCCTAGTCCTCGACTTTCTTCTCTTCTTCTAACTTCAAAATCTGCTTAAATATCTGATGCAATCCAGTAGACGCAAGTCCACTGATCATGCCACTTGCAATCGCTACAAGAGTTATCGCATGAGCATCGATACACCCTAGTATCGCTCCTAACACGGTTACAACAAGCGGTATCCATTTGTTGTCCGTTGGTAGGAATTTCTTCATCAGATAGCCTACTACCAAACAAACTGCGATAACTAGCGGAATGTAAAGATTTGTTAAAAATTCAAGATTCATGATATACCTCCTTGTCTTGAAACAAATTAAAAGGCGGAGTTATTTCCGCCTTTACTTAACTAAAATATTTTGAATACCTAGCGTGAGAACTGAGCCGATGACAACGGATATAATCGCTTGTATGACTGCGTTCCATCTCATCTTTGGTACTTGCTCAAGTGCATTGATTCTTTCGCCTTGCTCGTTGAGTTCCTCTTGATGTGCGTCCATCTTTTGTACCATAAGCTGTAAGCTGACATTCATCTTTTGCAGTTCGGATGTCATATTCTCAAGTGCATTCATCCTCTTTTCAAGTGAAATTATTCCGTGAGTATGCTCTTCTATCTTCTTAATGTCATTTTCTCTGCGTCTATAACAATCTTCGCTTGTGAATGGGTCCATATGATCTCCTTTCTTATACGTTATCCTTGCCTAGATATTTGATATAGAGGTAAGTAGCTGGATTATTTCCCTCTGCTGTGACGTTACTCCCTCCGATGTGTCTAGCGTTCAAAGTCACCTCTGCACCAGCTGTCAGTGATACCACCTTTGAGGCAAGTCCAATGCCTCCGCCTGCCCTTGTTGTGATAACTGTTGATGCAATTTCATTGCCGTTTGATTTGATGTAAACACCATTAAATGGAGATGCTGCAACATCGTTCTCAAAGTAAACACCGGCGCTGATTTCATACAGCCCTCCCTCGCTGACTTTGATTGCACCATTAATGAGCGAAAAAACATCGCCACTTGAAAACAACCGATTGTTAAGTTGCAGCGGAGTTATGACACCATTTTTCATTAGTAGAACATTTTGCGTTGAGTTTGCTTGCATAAACGACCCAACAATTCCCTTAGCCTTAAAGAGTTCATCAGTATATAGCTGATTTCCATTTGCCTTGAGACTTACATTGCCAATTTTGAGCTCAGGTACATAGATTACATGTGATGAACTCAGTCCCTCTCTATCAAATACAAGCGACTTGTCACCATCATACATTCCAGCATTGACACCGCCTTTAGGACCTATCACAAAAGATGGACCTAGATTGATTGTAGCCACTGCACTAGTCATTGATAGTCCTCTAGGTGATAGACTCGCTCTAATAGTTCCCTCTGCAGAGGTGTTTATATATCCGATTTCAAGCGACTTTTTGAGATTAAGCTCTGATTCATCGCTACGGATTACCACCGCATTTCCAAAGGATGCATTCACACTCTGCCCATTTCTGATATTCACAGCCTCATTTGTGATAAGCACATTTGAGCCTGTTGCTGTCTCGGGCTCTTGATGTCCGTCTTTGAGGTCTGCCACCATCAAGCCTTTAGGTGATGATGTGATGTAGTCCGTGGCTGTCTTCTGTGCCTCTTCAACTGAAGTCCCTAGCATTGTGCTGATTGAGTCGATATCTTGTCTTAGTGTTTCGTCAACAATCGGATGCCATTGATAATCTGTGTAGTCACTTGAAGGTGTCTCGACTTCCTTACCTAGTGCGATTCCTGTCCATGTATGAATATTTGAGTATGTGTGTGCGAAGTTTCTGCCTTTGTCATCACTTGCATATGCTATCCATGTATATGCTGACTTGCCATCCTTTCCATCACTGCCTTTGATTTTGCTCCATGTAAAGACTTCTGGCTTGCTTAGGTCTACTGTCTCGCTTGCTTGTCCGTTGCTTATACCTAAATATGCCTTGTTCTCTGCAGAGGATGATATTCCATTTCCGTGATTATCATCTGCATAAGCAATCCATGTATAAAGAGGCTTAGGTCGTGGAAGAGCCTTGAGCTCGTTCGCAAGGTCAACGATTGACTGATAGATTCCACTTTCTTGGATTAAGTACTCGCCTAGAGTGGCTTTTTGCATTCCCTCGTCGATAGATTCCTCTAGCTTGAGTAGTCTTGCCGATAAGTAGAGCCTTCCAGCCTCGTCAATGATGTTGATTCTGTCGCCGATTGAGATATTCTCGGGAAGTTTATTGATGTCAATCTCGTAGTTCTCCTCAATATCTCTAATCTTCTTTAGTTTGCCGATTGCGTGGTTACAAAGTGTCTTCTGTACCACTGTGTCATAGCTATATGTCTTTGTGATGTGCTTGAATGTCTGTGTCTTCTTTAGTCCGTCTTCCGATATGATCTCGCTGATTCTACCCCACTTAGCAAGTGCAGTCCTTGAGCATAGTCGCCCATCTGCATCAACATAGAAGTCACCATCGTCATATACATATCCTTTCAAAGTGATAGGCTCGTTCTGACCTTCTGGAGTTCCACCTTTGACGATTAGAGCTGTTGCAAGATTTGATATAGATTTTTTCACAACGATACGATCTATATCACGATTGAGTCTCAGCTCCTCTTTTACGTCCTTTCCTCTGCGTTTGTGAATGTTGATATATTTGTGTGCCACCGTAAGTCCTTTGATGTCAAAGCTATACGATACCTCTGCATCAAATTGTTTTGATAAACTAGCAAGCCTTTCGGTGACAGTCGCCTCTCCGTCCCAGCTGAGTTTCCTAGAGCGGTCTGAGATTTCATTAATACCTATCTCAAAGCCACTGTCTTTAGTCCACTTCTCAATGTACCAGCTGATAGGTTTTGCCTCTGCAGATGTAAAAGGCTCTGATATCTCGTTTAAGAGATCGAGTCCAGCATCTTCCGCATACACTTCGATATCCTGGTTCTTGGAATCTTCCACAGTGTCGATGATGGTGTATACCTCGTCTTTACCATCCCTTGAGCATAAAAGCTGATTGCCAGTCATTGTCATTTGCTCTAGCAGAGCCTTATTTTCGCCTGTATAAACGATTTTAAAGCCTAGAGTGGCGATACCTGTGTCCACTGCTTGAACCTTGCTGTCGTCGGTGATTTTAAAGCCTTTAGATAGTTTGGTGGAGGCCATACCCAGTATATTTAGTTTTTTATCTGCAAAATAGATTATCATTTATATGTACCTCTCTCTGTACTTTAGTTTTAGCTGTGCATTTTTTGTCCAGTCTGACATGGCTACATTGATGCGATTTGCTCCTTGCGTTAGCTTAAAGCCTTCCCAGTCATTGCCGATTGCTCCGTACTCAGGTGTCTCAAGATTGTTGACTATGATGCGTCCTTCGTCTCCATTCACTTTGATGTTGTCGCCTTGCGAAAACTTGTTTGGAATGTCGATGAATGTCGTCGTATGATCCTTTGTAAATGTTAAATCATATAGCATATTCAGTCCTAAAGTCGGCTTATTACCATACGCAGCGAAAACGATGCTAATTTCGTTTACTTCTCTGTTGTCTCGATCTCTTATGGTTATTGATTTCTTTGTGCCATAGATATTAAAGGTCACCACTTCACCCACTTTGGTTACTGTGCATGTATTTGATGCATTCTCAGGGGCTCCAGTCTTTAGGTTATCCCAATCAATTGGAACATCGGGTCCATACATGGAAATGCCTACATCTCCCTCGAACATCCTTGTCAGTGCGACTCTAGGTGCCTCGTAGGTCTCAATCGCAAAAGCCGTCACAAGATGTCGCTCTGTGCCAGTATTGTGGCAAAAGAGCACATTGAACGCACCTTGCTGATTTATGATGTCCTTTGACAAGCAGAACTTGTGTGAGAATGTGCATCTAAAATTCATAGCTCCAATATGTCCGCTCTTATCTGCCTTTAGCATTCTAGTTATAGAAGGTCCGTGGAATTTTGTTCCATTTCCGTAAGTCTTTGCTTGCACCTTATCTGTGACTGTATCTAATGTTCCATCAATTACCACCATTCCATGTAGTGATGGAAGATTCTTCTCGTTAATCTTCCACTCACTTGCCTTGAATGGATTGTTATATCTTGATATGTCGATTAGTCTTTCAGATGGTGGTAATGCTATTCCGTCAATCTCTGACGGATTGCCCAGCTGAATAATCTTACCGTCTTGATTGACAAATGCCATATATCCACATGATGATTCTGGCAAAGATACCTCAAAGTGTGGGTGTGCTGGATAGGTTCCAGCATAGTTAAATTCAAAAACCTTGTCTTTATTTGCAGTGATAACCTTTTCGGTGAGTGCGTACTTGAATGGGTCAAAGCACTTTATAGAGAATTTCCCCACGACTGCGTTACGACCAGGATCTATATCTTCATAGCTTGATGGAGTGCCGATGTAGTACCTATCCCTTTCATCATCAAAAATAAGCTGTGCATCCTCAACATTTAAAACTGCGTTGAGTTTCTCAAAGGCCCTTCGATATTCCTCGTTAGTTTCTGCTATGAGCTGGAAGGTCACTGTAATGACTCTAGCTGGATACTTTCGTCTTCTCATACTAGTGCCATCAGCTCCACCTGTAGAGTATTCGTCTATGTCTGCCAGCAATAACTCTCTGCCCTTTACATTGAGCGTCTTATAGCCTTTGACAAGCTCTTCGATGTATTTGCCATTTATTCGTAAAGCCTCAGAGGGTAGCATTGTGCTACCCTTTTCGGTCACGTCAGTAAATCTATACACGTCCGTGTCTCCTTCCTTCCCTCTTCTCTCGTTTGTTTAATTCCTCACGCATAGGGTCTGCGGTTGCCTTTGCGATTTCTTTGCCATCTAGTTCGACTGGAACGATCACTGTGTACCTTGCGACTGCGTCATAGTCGTACTCGCTTGATAGACTAGCTGTAGGTATACCGGCAAAGCTCATTTGTCTACCGATTCCAAAGCTATCAGCAATGCTCGAACCCATTCCGTCAACTGTCCTTTTGACCTTTGAGAACGAAGAAGTCAATCCCTTATCAAGTCCGCTCATGATTGCGTTACCAGCTGGAATGAGAAGTCTCTTGTCGTATTCGATAGGTCCCTTATGTTTCTTGATCCAGCCAGCGATTCCTCCGACAAAGTTCTTCACCTTTTCAAAGCCAGCTGTGAGTCCTCCCAAAAATCCGTGTATTATAGCCTTTCCTATGCTCTTTAGGTCAATATTAGAGACTCTGTCAACAATTCCCTTGCCTAATCCTAAAATCGCAGTAAATACTTGCGGTATAGCTTGTACAATTCCGCTAACTAGCTTGCCGATGAGCTCGACACCCTTTTGAACGATTGTAGGGAACGCAGCTATAAGGCCACCAATGAGCGACAGCACAATCTGTGCGGCTGCTTGAAGTATCTGAGGTAAATTCTCGATGATTCCATCAACAAACTTTATCAGTGCGTTGAATGCGGTCTCAGCTATCTGCGGGAAGTTCTGAGCAATACCTTTCGCAAGTGAGGCAAGTAAGTTCATACCAGTAACGATTAGATCAGGTAGATGCTCAGCGATACCCATAACGAACTGTGATAGCACCTCGACTGCACTTGTGATGATGCTAGGTGCGTTAGCCGATAATCCATTGACAAGTGTTTCAATGATTGTAAAAGCACTCTCCAGCACGTTAGGAAGTAGCTGAGCTAGTCCACTAAGGAAGTTAATCAGCAACTGTGACCCGCTGTTGATTAGATCGGGTAACTTGCTTGTCACTCCCTTTGTGAAGTTTGCTATTACTTCCGGACCTTTCTCAACGGCAATCTTGATCATATCATTGATTTTGTCGCCATACGCATTAGCTAGCACACCTAGTCCAGCGATTGCTGTCGCAATTAACGCAGCGGGAAGGATAAGCCTCAATCCTAGTCCCATCATCTTAGTAAGTCCACTAGTTACTTTACCGCCTACTGTTCCAAATGCACCGCCTAATCGTCCACCTATGGCCGTAACCCTGTTTGGTAGGATGCTGCCCATTCGATCTAGTACACCAAATGACATCGCTGAGGCCTTTTCGAATGGTAAGTATATGCTCTTCCAAATACGATTACCTCTTGATCCAATATCAAAACGACCTGTGACGGTCTGCAGTTTGAATAGGCCCTCTGTTGCCTTATCTAGTCCAGCTGGTATAGATTTGATACCATGATTCACAAGTCCGATTCCATCGCTTACTAGTCCAAAGGTTTGAGGGTTGAATATCTTACGACCTACAAAAATGCCAGCCATTGCTCCACCTACTGAGGCAATCTCCTTTAGTGGAGCTGGTAGTTTGCCAGCGGATGATGCTAGTTCTTCCAAAACTCCGCTCAGACCGTTTTTTTCAAACGCCTCGGTCAATCTGTCGATTGCGTCCGATAACTCGTTTGTAGCCGTTGTTACGACCTTAATTCCCTTAGCATTAAAGGCCATGAATGCGGGCTGTAACTTGTTTGATATTGTCTCCTTTAGTCCGTCAAGAGCTTGTCCGATATCCTTGTACTGTGTCGCCATCTTTTGGAGATCACTTCCAGCACCAGCAGTCTTTTTGATGGCCTCGAAGAAGTCCTCAGTTTTAACCTTGCCAGCTTGTACATTCGCTATGAGCTCCGATGTGGTCATACCCATCGTCTTAGCGACTTTGGATATTCCAGCTGGTGTCTGCTCTAGCATTAGTTTGAAGTCCATCCATGATACATAAGGCTTAGCTGCCATCTGTACACCTTGTACTGATAGAGTCTTCATCGCTTGTCGTGGGTTTTCCGACGCAGCTGCGATTCCACCGAAGGCTTTTACAAGGTCTTTTGAACCTTTGACACCTACTGCATCAAACTGAGCGAACGTGCTCGCCATGTCGGATGAACTGTATATGGTCTGCTCTGCATACTTCTGCAGTTCCTTTCTAGTCTCAGCGATTTCTTTCTTTGTGTGCCCATTCATCGCCATGTTAGATTCAAAGTTCTGCCATGCTCTTGATGACTCAACAAGCTCGTCCTTCATGCTACTGATTGAGTGGGTCACTTTGTTAAAAGCCGACTGTCCGACACCAGCAAACACACCAAAAGCAAAGCCACTAGCAAGCTTTGATTGAAAACCACTAACAGTCCTATCTGCCTTTGCAAACGTGCTAGTAAAGTTCTTATCTACCGCTGATAGTATCGCTTTCACTGAATAATCAGCCATGTGTCTCCCCCTTTCCTTGTTTCATTATTTTTCCAATCGCAATCAGTCTGTCGTTATCTCTCTTGATTCCTCTTGCCTTGTCTAGCTCTGCCTCGTAGTCAAAGAATGTGTCAAATCGTGCAAACACAGGCTTGATTCTGTCTTTACCAGCTTTCTTTTTCGCTGATGCAGCAAAGTTCAAATAAGCTTGCCAGTGTAGTCTGTACTGCTCGTCTACTTGCTTGAGATTGTGAGCCTTTACTAGTAGCTGATACTCGGGAAATGTAAGCGTATTCACTTCCTCGATTCGTTTGAATCCAAAGAACCTAAAGCAGTCTATCGCAATCGCCTCGTAGATTTCCTCTATTGACTGAACATTCCCATGAGTTCCTTCTGTCTTTTCTTCAGTGCCTTCTCTTCTTCCTCTGCCTCTTTCGCTGCCTTCTGTATCTTCAGAGTCATGCTCTTGGTACAGTTGGCTTTCGATAAAAAATCAAGCACCTCTGCAAATAGTCCGTCGATGTCTGTGTCTTCGCTTTCTATATATGCCATGATTTCGTTCTTGCTGATTCTAGGGGTTTCAGTCTTGTTTGCAATCTCCAGGATCGTGAGCAAGGCCTCTGGGTTCTTGTCAAGTATTCCGCTAACATTAAATGCAAGTCCCGCCTTTTCCTTATTCTTAGTTCCGACTGTCTCAACCTCATAGGTTTTATTTATTTCAAGCAAAAAACCCATTCCAAACTTAAAAGAATAGGTTTTTCCGTTGATTTCAAGCTCCATTGTGTTCATTTTCTTTTCCTCTCAATCAATAGATATGATTATTTGTACAAAAAAAGGCGGTATTCAAACCGCCCTTACTCTTCCTCTACGCTCCAGCTGTTGTATCCTTGAATACATAAGACGCAACGGCCTGCTGTTCAGTTGTCACTGTCACATCTCCACGAACGCCTGAACCATTGATGCCGAATGTGAGTGATACTTCGACCATATCCTCAGCTCCCGACTTGATCTCGAAGTTTGTGAGGTAGCCCTGAAAATATCTGCCCGCATACTTATTAGCACCAGTGCCAGCCTCTTCAAGGTTTGCCTCCCAAATCTCAACGATTTCGTCGTTGTCTAGTGCGTCCTCAAGTGATTTGAGTAGCTTGTCACCCTTTGAAAGGATTGATGTACAAGTGATTTCTGTCTCAGCGACTCCTGGAGTTCTTATCTTTCCGTCCTTTGTTGCTGTTGAGTCAGCATCCTTTGACTTTGAGCGACCATTTTCTGTTACAAACGCAATCGCTGCACCTTTCTCGGTTGCCGCCTTTGATAGTATTCTGTAAAGGTATACTATCTTCTTTCCAGCTACAGCTGTCATAGTTGACTGTGCCATGTCTATTCCTCCTAACTAATTATTGTGTTAATTACTTTATTTTTTTAGCTAAATGTCCATGTAAACTCTAGTATTCCGTGCAATAATGCATGAGCGGTCGTGTCGTCCTCCATGATTGTTTGATTGGTTTCTACTAGATTCCATGAGCGATTCTCTGTCGTCTCTATCCCTCTTACGATGTCCTTGACATCAAGTAGCATCGTTGAGAATGTGCCTCTCTGAAGCATGTTGCTGAACCATACATGAATAGTCAGTGCCACCGTGCCGAATAGTGCAGTTTTGTTCTGCGTGTCCGTCTGCGTGGTCCCAGCCATCACGATGAATGGATACTCAACCTCTTTAGATGGAATGACTGTATCAAATACTAGTATTCCAAAGCGTTTTTCTAGCTCTTTGCGGACTTTAGCAAATATCTCTTGCTGTGGGTCTCTTCTCATTTCCACCTAACCTTTCATGATTTTCTTTACATCCCTTATAAACTTTGGTTTAACCTTTTCAAGAGCTGGCTTTACGAACGGATGCTCTTTCATGAACCTTGTACCATACTCTAGATATGGTGCATATTCTGCAGTCGGTTCGACTGTTACGCTCATGCCATTGTCCCCCTTGCTTAGCTTGATGCTCCTACGCAAAAAACCAGTCTTTACGGGTGCTTTCTCGACCATGACCTTGTTAAGGTCTGCACCATGCTTACTAATGCAAGCCTTGACATCTACCATCTTCTGTGCGTGCTTTAAAGCCTCAGACAAGGCGTCTGCTCCACTTATCTTGATTGACATATCAATGCACCTCCGAGACGATAAAAGCCGTCTTGAACCTCAAATTTCGCCTTTTATCTATACGGTACTTCTTGCCTTTGTACAGAATGTAGTCTGTTTTGAGGTCGATGTCATTAGTTGGTACATGTATCATCAGCACGCCCTCTCTTATTTCGCCATACACTAGCTTTACGACCTCATCTGATGCATCACAAACCGATGCGATGATAGGCTCGTTATATGTATCGCCTGGAGCGTCATAGTCGCCCGTATATTCGTTGTAAAGGCCTCTATTCTCTTCACATGGGGTGATTACTTTATCATACCTCATATAAACCTCACCCTTCCTTGAGTGCTTTTGTCTTTATTCTTGAGATACAAAGCGATGTCCTTTTCGTATGGCTTGAAATCATCATTGCTCCATGTCATCTGCTCGCCCTCGACATTGTGCGATGTCAAGCCTTCCGAACCGATGCGGTTAAACCTTGCGACGGATACCTCAATGACAATGTATGATAGTTCTTGAGGCACTTCGTCGCTTGATAGCATGAACTTGAGTCTATTCTCGGTCAAATATACAATCTGACTTAGGATGCTTTCGTGCCTATCACCTACTAGCCCTAGCAGTGCCTTGATACTATCTAAATACATTACTCTTCGCCTTCGCCTTCCTCAGTTACCTCTGCTCCATTATTTGCCTCAGTTACCTCTGCGACTCCGTCCACTTCCTTGATTAGAGGGTTTCTTAGTGGATTGTCTCCACCCATCAGCTCGTCGATTCTCCACTCTGCTGGCTCATATCCTTCTCTAGGATATGTATCGCCCTCGTTGTACTCAAAATAGGTCTTCTCGCCCTTTTTATCTGTTGTGAAGTCCTGTAGGTCATGGAACTGCTCTAATACTCTATACATAGTGATTATTCCTTTCTCTTTAAATAAACAAAAGAGAAGGACTTAGTTGTCCTCCCCTTATCTCCCCTTTTAGGCTTTGCCTACTCTCTAAAGGCTTATACTCCAGTAACTGCTACCTTCACGATCGCCTTTTTGTTGTCAGCTGGAACATACTCACCAGCACTTCCAGCTCCCTGTAGTGCTAGTCCGTTGAAGTCCTCGGACTCAATTGTTCTTACTGTGTTGATTCCTGTGAATGCCTTACCGCAGTGCTGAACATAAGCATATACTACTTCCTTTGTCTGGAATAGGTCAGCTGGAACTTCTGTTATGTAGAATCCCTTGAACTTTAGCACAGCGTTGTCGTCAACATTTACAGAGGAACCCTTCGCACTTGTAGCAAGTCCGCTGTCGATGATTGCGTTATAAACATCTGATCTTACCTTTGCAATCTTCACAAGTCCGTTGCGAACCTTTGCGTTTGTGAAGTGAGCTGATAGCTGGGAGAATATCTCACCAACATTGTCCTTTGTTACTGATACGCCTCCAGCAATTGTCTTGCCAGCATTGTCTGAGATGAACTTTCCGTGGTGAATATTGAACTGTCCAACCTTAGCCTGTGCCTGTAGCTCTAGTCTGTCAGCTACTGCTGTGTCCATGTCTGCGTTTACTGTCGCTCTGTCTAATCCTTCGTGGATTGCCCAATTCCATGTGTAAGGCACATCTACGTCTGTGTAAGTAATCTCTTTTCTCTCACCGAATCTTGATGTCTTTCCTGTGCCAGCACCAAAGCCTGTAGCTGGGTCCTTGCTGTATGTACCGACTACTACTGGAATGTCTGAGGTCTTTACTGTGAAAGCTACCTTGTTGTTAGCTACTCCGTCTAGTGCCTCGATTGTGTCACCAACAAAGAAGTCCGCAAAGTATGCCTCGACACCGAATATCGCCTCAAGGAGCTCCTTGAACTCTTTTCCGTATACTGCGATTCCTCTGCCATTGTTCTCGCCCTGTGCAAATAGCTGTAGGTTGAATTTTCTCTTATCCATTTTTAATTCCTTTCTTACTTTCGTTTATGATTTCTTATACTTAGCAATCTTCTGCTCAAGTGGACTGAGATTGCCGTTATTGTTATTAAAGTTGTTAGGCGTTCTACCAGTTGCTCGCTTTACCTCTGCAGCCTTGAGTTCCTTTTCAACAATGCTAACAAGTTTTTCAATGTTGCCCTTTGTCTTTTCTGCATCGCCATTGACTACTAGATCTAGCATATCCTTATTTGCCTCAATGCCAGCCTCGGATAGTAGAGTAGACGCTGTATTCCTCAGCTCCATCATCTCCGACTGTGCTTTTAGCCTTGCGTTTTCCTCACGCATTTGCTCTAGCTCGTAGTCCTTCTTTTGCTCTGCGTTCATCTTAGCTAGCTTTTCCGCCTCGGTCTGAGCCTTCTTCAAGTCCTCTTTGTACTTGTCCTCTAGCTTGGACTCTCTTGTCTTGATTGCTTTCTCGATTCTGCGGTCAAACTCTGCTTGATTCTTAGGGTCCTTTAGGAAGTCGTCAAAGCCGTTGCTCTGCTCTCCTCCGTTATTTCCCTCTTTGTTTGGTTCTGCTGGCTCTGTGCCATTACCCTCGGTCCCAGCATCGTCGCCATCTGCAAATAACTGTAGTTCCCATTTCTTAATAACTTCCATTTTTGTTTCCTCCTTCGTCCAACACATTGGAATCGTATTCCCCCATGTCATCCGCTGTTATAGAATTGATTATTTGTACATTATCGGGGTAGGCTGTTGCTACTCCGTTTATGCCTGTAAAAAAAGACTCTCTCAGAACTTTTCCTCGTTCTGATAAAGCCTTATGCTCTACGAAGGCTCTCCCTTCGCCTATACTGTATTTTATTTCGTCGCTTGACAGATTAGCCACTGACTCAATATAAGTCTGTAAGAGTGTTGATACGGCACTGCAAACGATGTCTTGTCCGTATGGTCCGTAGTCTGCGTGACCCTCAACGGATATTCTGTGCTTACTATTGTAAATTGTTATCATCGTCTCCTTTTGTCCTTTAGTTAATTTGGGGTGAAAGACCAGAGTCGAACTGGCATACTTGGAGTCACAATCCAATATCTTAACCGTTAGATGACTTTCACCATAATTTTTGCTTGACTTTTTAAAGCCAATGGAGTATTATATAAATATAAAACTTAGGTTTTGGAGGGTAGTCCCCTGACCCCGTTAGGTTAGGGCTCGTGCTACCCTCTTTTTTATTTCAATATTGACCGTACTTCATTTCCAACTTTTACAATCACTCTGATTTTTTTATTTCTTCCGCTCCTGTCTAATCGTCTTTGTGCTAAAGAGATCGCTTGTTCAATATCTATATTCTTGTTACTGCAGTCAACAACTATACCCCCAGGTCTATGGCTTATTTGATGTAATCCATGATGTACTAATTTATCAATGCCTTTTGTTCCTTTTGGCGTCTTCAAGTCCCAGTATTTTCCATTCCATTCATAATCTGCCGTTGACTCCGTTAACGACCTATTCAACAATTTAATGTTGCCCCCAAAAGTATTAATCATCCACTCCGCATTGGTTATTTCATCTCTATTGTCGTTCTTTACAAAACCATTATCAAACGTTATTACACCCTTTCCATGAGTATACAACTCATCAAACTCTTTATACGGAACTCCGTTCTTTGCCGCTCCACTATCTACCCATGCCTCGTAGGCTGGCATTGCTGCACTAGTGCTACACCTACAGTTGGGATGAAGAGGCGGAGCATTCTCACCTACTAGCATATCCCTAACCTTGAACGTCCTTCCGTTCATCGGTCTGCAAATAGGGCAAGCACCCACTCCTATGGTGATGAACTGATACTCGTCATACCCACATTGTTCATATGCGTTTTGCTGTGACTGTGTCTGCACCCTTGCCAGCTCAGTGATGAGCAGTCGCTCTGCGTTATATCTCGATGTTCCGAAAACCTTTTGAAGTTCTCCAGCTAGTGCTTTGGGGTTTCGTCCTTGTATCAGTCCTGTTGATATCAGAGTGTCAAGCTGTGACTTGAGCAAGGTCTGATTGTGCCATATTCTGTCGGAGAATGTAGCGTTATAAAACGATTGTCCGATGATGTCTTCAACGGCTTTTCTGCTGTCGTTAATGCTTTCACCTAGTATTCCAGACTGTCTCTTGAGCTCTTCCTTTGTTCGCTCTGTCATTGCTTTGCGTGTGATGTCCTCTAAATCTTGATACGCATCGACAAGATCTAGTCCGATATTTGCCTTGAGTAGCTCCAGCCTATTAATCTTCATGGTGAGATTATAGAGCCTTAGCTCCTCGTTTGCTTGGTCTGAGAAGTCCTTAGTCTTAACATATCGTTTTGCCTTATTGCTAAAAGCCTCTATATCCATCTGTGAGGCTCTTTTCTTAGCCTCGGCAAGTGTTATTCCCTCTTTGCTTGCATATCGCATATAAAAGGCTTTTATTTCCTTGTCGATGTTGACGGACGCATTATCAAAAACTCTTTTCACCTCTTTGAAATACTCTTGCTCGTCCTTGATTCTATGCCTTATGGCCTCAGTCTCTCGTTCTCGCCAATATTCTGCACTTGGATTGCGTTTCCTTTTACTCCTCGTCATGATTCTGCTTTATCCTTTATTCGCTCTCGCTTGGCTTATTTTCGTCAGCAAAGAGCATGTCTACTGCTGATAGTTTCTTTCTTGCCTCTTCCTCTTCCTCGTCCATTTTCTCGATTTCTCGTCTAACATCTGGAACGATTGACAGTACGCTCAGCTGAGTTTCCTTTGATACGACACCTTGCAATGTTGACGCAATCTGTGCCTCGTTCTGAGTGTTAACTGGTATGTTCCTTGTCGTCTTTATCTCGATGTCTCGATATGCTGATGGATCACTTACATTTGTTGCTAAAGTGCAAAAGATTTTATATCGCTTTCTCAAGCTCTTCTCTATCTTTCTGTCAAAGGTCAGTGCAAGATTACTCATTGCCTGGAGCTTATATGCCAGCGATACTCCGCTCGTTGCATTTCCGAAACTCTCGTCTGAGATATTCGCCACCATAGAGATTTGATATATAAGTGTCTCAAGCCTGTTGAGTAGGTTCTCTTGTGTTCCGTCTGCCGTCGGTTTCTGCAAGAACTGAATAAGGATGTCCTTTGCGTTATCTGTGCCATACAGATTGATGATTCTATTGTCACGAATATGCCTTACTCCGTCCTCGTCAAGCTCAGCTCCCAATATAGCAAGATACGCCTCAGCGAACGCATCAACATCGTTAGCCTTTTCGCCTAGTGTTGCGTTGTATGTCTCAACAAGTCCAGTGATAGGCTCAAATAGGCCCATTCGCTCGTCGTTCAGTCTCCACTCAACGCAAGGGATAAAGCCGTAAGGGTTCTCCTCTGCCTCTTGGACCTTCTTGTCTTCAAAGCGATATATAAAGTCCCTCGTGTATACCTCGCCATAGGTTTTGCCAGCCTTGTCGCTAGATTGTGGATATACTCCATACCTAACAGCAAATAAAGCTCTTTGACTGAGCTTATCGTCATACACAACAAAGAGCTCTTTAGGTGAGATTGACGATACCTTTGTCTCGTGTTGCTCGTTCTGGTACATAAACTCAAACGCATGTCCATATATACAGCACTTCTTCACCATCTCAGCCTCGTGGTCAGTGATCTCGTTTTGTCTTCCGAAAAGCTGTATAGCATCGTTCACCTTTTCATCTGGATGCGTCACCTTGATAGGTACTCCATATCCGTATCCTGTAAATGTATCTGTGATGTATCTAGGGAAGTTTACTGCTAGTCTGTTGTCTGGTTTCCAGTTCTCTTTATCTGGACCCTTGAATATGTCGTGAAAACCTTTGTACATGTTCTCAAGGTATACATATCTCTGTAACATGTTGTTATGCTTTGCGATTTGCTTTTGGATCAAGTCGCCTTTGATACCTTCGCTTATCTCTTGCTCACTGCATACAAGTGCGTAAGGTAACACATATGGTCTTTTCGATTTCATATCTACTAGATTCCCTCCTTAAATGTCTTTAGCTTAACTGTTGACGGCTTTCGCCAGCCCTCGATTCCGTATCGAAGTGCTGCCATTGCGTCATCAAAAAAAGGAACTGGCTCGTCTAGGTATTTCCCCGACTGCTCATCCCTTTTCCATTTCCATTGCTCTATCTCCCTCATGGTGTTGACACATGAAGGGTGTATGTATATCTTGCGTCTTTTTAGCCAGTCAATTTGAGTCGCTTGGTACTTCTGTCCCGTGGTCTTTTCTTTCGTGACTGGCTCTGCCTTGTAGCCAGCTTTCTTCCATGTCTTGATTCTATCAGGCTCAGCTGAGTCACACCACATCTTACCGACAAGATCCATCTTGTCAGCTATGTCTATAATCTCCGATGTGTCCTTCTCGTACACATATATCTCTTTGAGGATATATATGTCATCGTCCTTAATTCCAAGCTGTAGAATTGCGTTTGCGTGGTTGAAGCCGAAGTCTTGACCGATTGCCACATCGTCGTAGTCGTTTGCGTCTCGGCTTATTTCCTTAGCCTCCCAATTTTTTAGAACTAGTCCACCGATTTCTCCCCAATCGCCTAGTCCGTATATACGATAGCCGTCTGGATCTACTTCCTTTCTCCTCTGCATTCTCGCCTTGTACGCATCGTCGATAAAGCGATTGTCAAGATAAGAGCTGTGGCAAGTGAGTGTATTCTCGTCTTGCCTATCGAAGAATTGTTTTTTAATCCAGTGATTTTTATTCACTGGATTGAATGTCATCTTAATTTGGTAGAATTGACCGCTTGGAAGATTGCCTCGAAGTCTATCGTCTATGATTTCAAAGTCTGATTGAGTTAATTCCGTTGCCTCTTCTATCCATACATCTGTCAGCTTGCCCTTTTGGAATGTGATTGACTTGAGTTTCTCTCGTTGCTTTTCGTCGTTCACTCCTCTAAAGATAATCATATTCCCATTGATACATCTTATCTGAAGAGGTGACAATCTGCACTCAAAATACTTATCAAGTCCTAGTCTGTATATGGCTCCCGTCAGCTCTGCGTATGTGCTGTCTCTATTGGTCACATCAGACTTACGAATACACACAAGGTTTCGCCCTTTGTCCTTTAGTAGCCTTATAAGATACTGCTGAGCTGTGTCTACACTCTTTCCGCTACCAGCTGAGCCTTTGAGTGCTATATATCGCTTTTTACTACGATGTACTTCGCTAAAGGCTTTATTGCTTTGTATTTGTATCTTCTGTGCCATAGTCCACCTCAATGCTTAGACTCATGTCACCGCTTATGTCGACCTTTTCTGTAAACGCACCATATCGCTTACCTAGTAGCTCTGCTGCCTTAATTCTGTCCTTCTCATCGGGAGTCTTATTTATCAGCCTTGCCTCAGACAATCCCTCGCCTAGTCCCTCGATTACAACCACAGCACTCTTTGACTGACCTCTCATCACAGCAGTGAGATACTGCAATACTTCTTCTTGCTTTGCGATGGCTTTATCGTCTAATTCCTTGAGCCTTTCGTCTATATAAGCCTTGATATTAGGTTTCTCTAGGTTTTCAACCGCTATCACACCAGCTGTTTTTTTACTGTATCCCGCTTTTATTGCTGACTGTGTCGCATTCCCGCTGATGATGTATTCGTCAGCAAATTTCTTTTGTTTAAGAGTTAATTTATCTTTTTTCTTCACAATACACCACCACCTTTCTTTTCGTCTGTTTCTTAAGTTACCCTAATCCGTTGATAATTTCTCGCTCTCGGTCTGACAGCTCGAAAACTATTGCTTCATCCAACTCTGCTTTTTCCGCTGCTGCTTTTTCCGCTGCTGCTTTTTCCGCTGCTGCTTTTTTGCTCAAAAGCAAACCCCCGCCAAATACACCCTTTTTGCTTTCTCTTTGCGAATCAAGCCTACGCACGAATAAAGCCTCACTGCGCGGAATCCTATAATCAATACCGGAGTTAGATAACTTCGCTCCGATTGTGGCTGTAAAAAGCTCTTGCGGATATTTAAATTTAGGAAAAGTCTTAGTTTTATTTAGCTTTTTACAAGCAATTTTCAATAAAGCATTCAGATCGGGTGCGGTACGTACTAACATAGGGTCGAGATTCGTTCGGAAACTGGTGGTTATCTTTGCGCCATTCTCGTAAGTAATTCTAGCACCGGTCGAAATGAAACAACTATTCTTGTAAATTCCGTTTAAGCCCGTAAGGTGTGGAGAAAACAAAAAGAACGGTATGTGCCGTTCTTCGTAAAAGTCGCATATCTTTTGAAATATTGAAAATGGCGGATTATCAACAACTGTGTAACCATCTGGATATTCCGCACGCTCATAATCTCCGCCAGGATAAAAAGGTCTAATTATTCTATTCGGATCCACGCCATATTCATGCACAACCCAAGAAAGCACAGTATCAAATACCTCTTGTGGCGTATAGCAATCGTCAGTTGTTTTTTTGGGTTTGAATTTATCAACAAATTCTTTATATTCTTCAGTCTCTTCGGTTTCTATATTTTTTATTAGTTCTATCATTTTCCCTCACAGCTTAACAAACACAAAGGACACCTCTATGGCTAGAAGTGCCCTCTGTGGAGTGATTATATAAAATATTTACAAAAGGAGTTCGCCCAATACCTCTTTTCACTAACTACACTATACCACCTTAAAAATGTGAATGCTGTGAAACTTTTCAGCTGTTGCCTTTCTTCCAAAAGCTACTGAGTCGCTTTGAGATTGTTGAGCGTTCAAGTCCCATTATCTCGCCTATTTTCTCGTGAGTTTCCTCGTTGATGCAATATAGCCTTAGCATCTCTCTGAGCTCTATGTCTTTTACTTGGTCAATTTCACTCTCTATGCTCTTGATGGCTTGCTCAATCTCTCCTAGTTTGTTCTCCAGCTCCCTTTCTCTTTTCCTGACTGCCTTTTCGTCAATCTCAACGCCAATTAGTGCTTTAGGTATTCCTTTGCCTGTTCGATAATCTTTGTAGTAGTCTGTGACTATCGTATAGGGTGGGTGTGTAATGGAATATCTTAATCCCTCTGCAGCTCTGCGTAGTGTCTTCAGCTGTCTTACTGATTCGTAGTCTATCATGGCTGTACACCTCGCTCTGCTCTTATATCTGCCTTTACTTTCTCGACTGCCGATTTCCCGTCTACTGCTGGTTGCCAAAATTCAATCGTACTTATCAAGCTCCTCTCACAGCTCTCCATGTCTTGCTTGAACCTCTCATATTTTATATCGCTTTTGTCTGTTGTGAGATATCTTACATACTTGGATCTAAACTCCCCTGATGCCGACTCTAATATGCGGTAAATGATTGTCAAAGCTCCGTCCTCGTGAGCCTCGTCCTTTTTCAGTCTTTTATTTGCGTTTCTTTGAAACTCACTAAAATTCTCGTTGTACCAATTGATGACGGCTTGCTTTGGTTCTTCTGATGGCTCAGAGTGGGTCAGACATTTGTAACACCTTACTGCGTACTTACGTGATACCTTGTCAAACTTTCTCCCCCACCTCCATAGATGAGCCTTACCTCCACAAAATGGACAAGGTTTCTTTATCTCTGTGATTAAGTTACTTATTGCTGGGTTTAACATTCGCTATACCTCCGATTCATGCTCCTTTAGGTATTCCTTGTCTAATAGAAAACTGAGATTACAAGCCATATGTGCAAGATGGGATAGTCCACTCTCCTCGTCTACCTCGTTGCCCTCAATGTATGCTAGTAGATGACGATAAAGTGCGTCTACATACCTTTTCGGCTCTACCTTTCGCCAATTCTCGCTATCTCCGTACTTCTCTGTTCCGTACATTCGCACCTCGGCTACTGCCTTGACAAGCTGAGGATTTACAAGCGACAATTCTAACTTTCCCTTATCTGCTTTTGCCGATTGGTCATAGTGAACAATTGATTAATTGAGGGAGATTGCACGATGAGATTTTAAAATCACCAATCTCCCCGAATGTAGAGATGTATTTACTATGTCCTCGTAGGTTCTCGTCCTGCTCCAGCACTCTTCCTGATATTGTTGTACCCTCTAGCTTTAACTCTATTTTTAGTTTCATTACCAACGCTCCCTTTCAATTACTTCTAAATCGTGCTTGTATTCTTTCAAAAGCTTGCTCAATAGCTCCTTGCCTACATCATTGACTGCTTCATCCTTTAACAGTTTCTCGATGTTCTCAATTTCCGATTCAAGGAAATTGCTTGCATAGTTTATCAGTCTATCTTGTGGTATCATTACTGTTCCTCCTTGTATGATGGCATTTCCATCCACGCTATAACTCCGTCAATCTCGTCATCTGTTCCCGATAGGTACACGCACTCATCTATATCATCAAAGCGATCCACCCATACGGCTTTGCCATCTGTCACAAGCACTTCCTCACCATACTCGGGCAAGCCTTCGATAAAATCACTACGACCTTCATAGTCATAACTCTCTTTTTCATCTTCCGTCAGCGGTATGAATATGAGTTTGTGCCACTGTGGAATATTATTTTTTATCAGCTTATGTATCTTAGCTCTAATGTCATTTGCTACTTCAAAATGCTGACTTGCACAACAGCGTTCTAACTCGTCTAGCAAGTCATCTAATTTGCTTTTAAAATCGTTCATCGTTGCATCCTTTCTAACTAAAAGTCACTTGAGCATCATACTCATAGTTCATCCATATTGTTTCTGTTCGCTTGACTGAGCACTCTGCAGTAGTGTTTTTTTGCAGCTTGTTCCAATCATGGAGATATGAGTTATAGATATCGTTGTCATATCCACTAATCATCACTTTACAGTCACTTTCACATAAGACTTTTAATAGCTTTACATGGTATTTGTCGTCCAATTCGTGATTGTAAAGGTTTGTTTTTCTCGTGCTTAGCAAGTACGGTGGGTCGACATAAATAAAAGTCTCTTTACCTCGTAGGCTTTGTATTAAGTCGATTGCGTCTTTATGCTCTATCTGCACATTCTTTAGTCGTTCTGCTCCTTCGATTAGTGTTTCGTATAGTTCTCCCCAAGCTTTCGCTGGGTTCGGACTTGTCGCTCCTATACCTCGTCTAAATCCATTTTTATATTTGTTTCCACACCCAAAACCTTGCCAACACTTAATTGCAAATAATCTCGCTCGCTCTACATCATCTAAAGTGTCGCTCCTATAAGCAAATTCATATTCTGTCCTTGAGTAAGGTGTCAGTTTTATTGCCTCGGCCAACTTGCTCGGTTCGGTTCTCAACACTTTAAAAAAGTTATACACATCGTCATCAATATCGTTGACAATCTCGTTATAGCAAGGTTCTTTGTTAAACAGCACAGCACCACTTCCGAAGAACGGCTCGCAATAGACTTTGTGTTTAGGAATATGCTCTACTATCCATTTTGCTATCCTGTTCTTTGCTCCTGGATATTTCAAGATCGCCCTCATTTCTGCTCCTTTAAAATCTCGTTGTCTTTTCGCTTCTCCGATATTTCTTTTATGATTTCGTCTGCAGACTCCTCAAGGGCTTTTGTTATAAGTCTCTCAAACAGCTTCTCGGCTCTTCTCTTTGCAAAATACTTTGTCAGTGTGTGCCCTGCAACACTTCCGACGATTACTGCTAATACTGTTACAATTCCATATGCTAATATCATTGTTTTTACCTCTCTTTATCCTTCAAAATCTCGTTATTTCTCTGCGTCTTCCTGTAGCACCAAACGCAGAGATAATGCTCTTTGTTTGCTATGACTGCACTGTACTTTCCGTACTCGTTGATTCGCTTTCCACATAGTTCGCACTTCATTTGCTGCACCTCTACAACCTATCACTTGCTTCATCACACATCTTCAAAGCCTTGTGTGACATATTGACAAGGTCTTTGATTCTTTTTCGTATTTGATGAAGTTTTTCGGACTCATCCTTTAGGACTTCGCTTTGAAGTGCTAGTGCCATCCTTAACGCTCCAATTTCGCTTTTTATCTGCCTAGTTTCTTCATCTTCGCCTAGAATGTATGACACTCTGCAACCTAGAACCTCGCAAATCTTTGTTAGTGGCGTGAGCTCGGGAAGTGTCTCTCCTTTTTCGATGTGTATAAGGGTTGATCTAGATATCCCCACCATCTTAGATAGCCTTTCTTGACTTATTTTACGTGCTTTTCGTCTTGCTTTTATTCGCCTACCAATTTCGACTTTGTTGTATTTCATCGTCTGCCACCTCTCTTATCTATCAGTGCCAGCATAACCAATGTTGCACAAATCACT